GTAGGTAAAGAGGACTATGCTGAAGATACACTTGACAATGAAGGAGGAGCAATATTTTAAAAGTAACAATCATATCTTTTATTTGTATTCTTTTATTGTATTGGATAGCAATTACTTGGCGACCATATACAACAGAACCTCTCTTTAGTTTTGATTGTTGCACATGGATAAAGAAGGAGGAAATTAAATGACTCTTTTTAAAATGCTTATACATAAATTTAAAGAGTGGTTAAATAATAGTAATGAACCTAAGTACCTGTCCGGTAAAAGTAGGGCAGTTAAACATGCCCGTAATAAACAAAAGTATTTATCTGGTAAGAATAAGGGACACGCAGATGACACCACATGAAAAATTAAAATTACTAAGGGAGAAACAAGAGAACGATGGTAACCCTATTGACAAACAACATATTATAAATAATCTAAAAAATGTATATGATCCTGAGATGTCGGGTGTTAGTGTATATGATTTAGGTTTGATATATAATATAGATATAGATGAGAAGGAAGGGATCGTTACGTTAACACATACTCTAACCAGTGCTTGGTGTCCCTTCGCAGATGAAATAATTCATGCTATATATAAAGCATGTGAGGTTGACAATGTTAATTCAATTGATATAATAACAACATTCGATCCTCCATTTAGTATGGACATGGTTCCAGAAGAAACAAGAATGATGTTGGGTTGGTAAATAAAAGGAGAACTATATGATAAATATGTGGACACATACCCTGTTAGCAGTTGGTTGTCTAGCCTTGGCATACTACGCTGGATATTATATACAAATGAAAAATCTTGTTGCCGATGTTAGTGATAAGGTACTGTATGATTTTATAAAAACTTTAGAGAAAGGTGGATTTATAAAAACAGATATAGATGACGATGGAGACTTGGAACTTATACCTATAAAAGAAATAGTTAAACAGCACAGTAATGCAAAGGAGAAATAATATGTTACATAATTTTGAACTACCGCAAGAGCTACAGTTTAATCCCGTACTACGGCCCATCGAACACGATGGTCTGATTGTACCAAAGTCTTTAGGACAGAAGATAGTTCGGGATGATACCAATCAAGTACTTGGTATTGTTAAATCTCGTTACACTCCACAACCATATGCTGCACTATGGGAGCCACTGGTTGAGGGGCTAGTAGAATCTGGTCTTGATCTAAAAGATGCAGATATTAAATGGAACACCATGAACAACGGTGCTCGTATGTATGCTGACATTACTCTGAAGTCTTATAACTATGATAAGATTGTCGGAGAGAAGACCGCATTACAAATGAGAGTTCGTAATAGTGTAGATGGTTCGTTGAAGTACGATGTATCTGCCTTCATCAAGAGGCTATGGTGTGCCAATGGTTGCTCTCGTATTGCAGAGAATACCTCTGTACAATTTAAACATACTGCTAGTACAGAGCCAGATAAGATTGGGCAGGTAGCAGCAACTTGGCCTATGGTTTTAGAGGATGATGCACATCTCTTTAATCATATGCGGGGTGTAGCTGTAAATAGAGATACAGTAGTTAAATTTCTAGCTGCTAACCTGTGCCTTACTAAGACTAAGGTTAAGACTAAAGTAAATGAGAAATGGTTGGGCCGTATGTTGTCTCTATGGGATTCATATAGTGCCTCTATTGGTATAAATGGGTATGCATTTTATAATGTACTTACTCATTATGGAACGCACGTTGATCCTGAAAGCCTTCGGGGGGCTGAAGCAGGTAATCGTGCGCTACGACAAGAGCAGGATGTCCAAGCCTTGGTGCGGGGTGAGGCATTTAAGAATCTCATTAAGTATGATGACTTTCAACAGCAGCTATTAGCTGCATAAGCTTTGTCGTAATGTGTGGCAGGTGCGTGGGTTTTTGTTCTCCTCCATGCACCTGCCATTACTATTTATAGGATATACAAATGGATAAAAAACAGAAGGCTGCAGCAGCAGATAGATTAAAGAAAGCAAGAGCAGTAAGAGCTAAAAAGATTCCTAACTATGGTAAAGCTAACTTACATGAAAGTTTACATAACCTCCCAAAGGAACATGAGCTTCATCCCGATAAAGTTAAGCAGTGGATTGACACACAAAAAGATTTAGCTACTGCTGAACGTAAAGCAATAAGAGAAAAGATTAAAGGGGCTACTGCAAGACAGGCAAGTCATGAAGGATACATAAAGCATATGCAAAGGTATCTTAGAACAGGAGATTGGGTAGATGATTTCTATGGAGAGTACCAACAGAACAAAGTTAAGCATCATTGCCATGCACTGGCTTATGATAAGGACGGTATGCCTAAAAGAAGTGTAGGTATATACTATCCAGACTTAGGAATTACATACACAAAAGAAATGATGGAAGAAGAAAATGCAACCAGAGATAATCACAATACATGACGCTATAGAAAAGTATAAGGATACACCAGAGTTTAAAATAAAACTAAGGTCTGACAAGACCCGTAATCAATATGCTTATCAACTACGTAGGCTCTGTGAAGCAGAGCTAGAGGACAATCCTATAGGGAGTATGCCTATAGATATATTGAACGTAGCTAAATGCCAGCGCATATACTGGCAGCTAATAGAAGATGTAGATACAAATGATGTACGGTTTGCAAACTATTCTATGCAGATTGTAACTCGTGTATGGAATGTATTAATTAAGTATGATTATCTAGATAAAAATCCTTGGGGATTTGTAGAAAAGAGTAAGGTTTCTCCACGTAATACTATATGGCAACCAGAAGATTTTAAAATCTTTTTACAAACAGCATTCAGTATACCTAAATGGAGGAACATAGGTCTGCTAGTACGTATCAACGTAGAGATAGGCCAACGCATAGAAGATGTAAGGCTATCTCAATGGGATAACTATGATCTTAATGAAAAATTATATATGCGGGAGGTGATTCAGAAAACACATGAACGTATTCCTGGCATACCCTTATCTGATTCCTTAGTACAAATGCTACAAGAACAGAAGGATGTCTATGAATTTCAAGAGTGGGTAGTACCTCATCCCTTTTTACTGGAGCCTTACAGTGAGCATAGTATATCCCGTACCTTTAGAAAGATCATGAATACTGCTGGACTTTCTTCTCGTTTACAGTTAAGAGATATACGCCGCACTGTACTTACAGACTTGGCAAATCATGGGGCTACAGACACAGAGATAATGGCATATAGTGGACATAAAAGTAGAGAAAGTTTAATGCCTTATGTATGTATAAGTACAGAGCAAGCACGTAATGCTGCCAACAAAAGAAAATTTACTATGGAAGAAGCACAAGAATGGAAAGAGTTCAAAAGAAGTTTCGCTTCAACAGAAGAACTTTTAAAAGGAGCAAACATAAAGAATGATTAACATTAAAAAATATATAGATACACTGGACTTACAGATAGAGGAGGGGTACAGGGGAGACTGTCCTTTATGTAATGGTAGAAATACTTTTACTGTCACACGAAAGTTAGATGGCATTCTATATAATTGTTACAAGGCTGGGTGCAGTATATCAGGAACCTCTCCTACTACTGTGACAGTTAATGATATGTCATATAGAAAAGAGAGACAACCTTTAGTTGAATTTAGTTTACCTCCACATGTTGTCCCCGGTAGGGCAGAGGCAACAAGCTGGGCAGAGAGCTATGGCATAGATGCTATTAAAAATAATTTACATTATGATGTAAAAGAAAATAGAGTTGTGTTCCCTGTTATACATGACCATGAAATTGTAGATGCAACAGGCAGAGCCTTGGCTATAGGTCAGCTACCTAAATGGAAAAGGTATGGTAACAGTAGCTATGCCTATACCTCTGGCATAGGAGAGGTAGCGGTAGTAGTAGAGGATTGTATATCAGCAGCAGTTGTATCTACTATGGTATCTAATTGTGTGGGTGTGGCGCTGTTAGGCACAGCCTTATTGCCTAATCATATAGCACAGTTAAAAGATTTTATGGGTGTTATAGTGGCGCTTGATCCAGACGCCGTAAAGAAAACCATACAGTTCACAGCAGAATTAAAAGGGACATTATATCATAATAATATTTTTGCACTGAAGCTAGAAGATGATTTGAAGTATGCCAAGAAGTATGATATGATCAATGTTAGTAAGGCGATATTAAAATTAACACAAGGAGAAATACATGGAACTAGAATTGTTACGCACTCTAACGAATAGAAATTTTTATAATGCAAATAAAAATGTAGCTAAGGAAAGGATATTTAGAAGTAAAGAAACACGTAATATAAAACAGGTAATTGATAGGGCTATGCTGGACTATGAGAATGATATTGGTGCATCTGATATCAAGGCATTGTTCTTCTCCATTAACACATCATTAACAACAGCACAGAAAGATATATACCAAAGCTTGTTTAGAAAAATTGAAACCTGTTCCCCCTTGAATGAAGACGTAGCACAAGATGTACTAAGAGAATTGAACAGAGAGGATGCTGCCAATGAACTAATGGATGTAGCATTTAAAATGTCTAATGGAGAGATCACATCTCTATATAAAATAGTAGAGTTCATTGATAGAAGGGAGGAGGATTTCATGCCAGCCCTCAAAGTTTACTTTGAAAATATGGACATCAATGAGTTGCTTAAAAAGAATGAGTTAAATTTTAAATGGAAGATTAATATACCTACAGTAGCACAGTTAGTACCGGGGGTAAACAGTGGACAGATTATTGTCGGTGCAGCTAGACCTAACACAGGTAAGACTAGCAGCCATGCTTATCTATGCGCTGGGCCTAATGGCTTTGCACAACAGGGAGCAAAGGTTATGGTTCTTGCTAATGAAGAAGACACAGGGCGAGTGTCTGCCAGATACTTAACAGCCGCTTGCTCTATGAATATAAAAGAAATCATTAAGGATCGTAAGAAAGCAGAAGATTTATTTAATCCTATTAAAGATAATCTAAAAATTACAGATGCTACTGGTTGGGATTTAGATAGAGTAGAACGAGCAATAAAAGCATATGAACCTGACATAGTGATAGCTGATATGGCAGACAAGTTTCAACCAGAGGGCAGGTACACTGCTCATCATGAACAACTGAAGGCTGCTTATATTAGATTCAGAATTATAGCCAAGCAATATGGCTGTGTTATATTTGCTATGTCCCAACTCTCTGCTGAAGCAGAGGGAAAAGTATTTGTAAACATGTCAATGTTAGAGGGTAGTAGGACAGGCAAGGCCAGTGAGGCTGACGTTTTGTTTTGCATTACTAAGACACCTATGGTAGAAGGACAGCAGGAGGAGGAGAGTCCTGAAAGACACTGGCTTGTATTAAAAAATAAACTTACTGGAAAACATGGAAGGGTTATAACTTTACTTGATCCAGAGACTGCAACATACAGTTCATAAAGGAATGTAATATGAAACTAACAATAGATGTAGAAAATACAGCTACAAAACTGCCCTCTGGTAAGACGCTTCTTGATCCCTTTGTACCAGAGAATAAATTAGTTTTAGTATGTACAAAGAAAGATACAGGGGAGGAATCTTCCTTCTGGTTTGGACATTCTACACATAGTATGGAGAATGCTAAAGAACTTTTACAGAAGCAACTTGATGAGGCCACTGTTCTTATATGCCATAATGCACAGCATGAGTTAGTATGGTTGTGGGATACAGGATTTAAATATGACAATGCTGTGTTTGATACCATGCTGGTAGAGTATTTGTTTCAACGTGCAATGAAACAACCTCTATCTTTACAGGCTGTTGCTGAACACTATGCTTTACAAAATAAAAAGATGGATACTCTGTCTGACAATTTAAACAAAGGTATATCTGTAGATAATATAGATGGGGATCAGTTGCTAGAGTATTGTATGGCAGATGTACAAGCTACACAAGAATTAGCAGATCGCTTACGTAGAAAAATGTTTAGTAAAGACTATGCCCCTCTGCAAAATATAATTAATCTTACCAATGAATTGTGTATACTGTTGGCAAAAATATATTACAGGGGCTTTGCAATTAATAAGCAAACTCTATTACAAGTTAAAGAAGAATTTAAAAAGGAGCAGCAGGATATTAAACAGTCTCTTGATCAACAGACCCATGAACTTATGGGAGATACCCCCATTAATCTTGCATCACCAGAGCAATTAAGTATGGTTATATATAGCCGCAAGCCAAAGGGCAAAGCTACATGGTCAGATAACTTTTCTAAGTACATGAAAAAGAAAGACTTTATATCAATGGTAAATAACAATTCTAATATTGTATATAAAACTACAGCCATTCAGTGTAAGTCTTGCTTTGGTAGAGGATATAATTTAGCTATCAAGAAAGATGGTACTACAGGAAAAGCTAAACGTATTTGTAAAGCATGTAATCGTTCTGGTATATTGTATATTCCTAGTGATAGAATAGCAGGGCTAAAGTTTTCTCCTCCTGCTGCTAGTTGGGTAGCCAATCATGGTTTCAGTACCAGTAAAGTTAATATAGAAATGCTAGAGGAGGTTGCTAAACGAAGAGGCATGGATAAGGCTGAACAGTTTTTGTATAAAGTACGTAGGCTATCTGCTTTAGATACCTATCTATCTTCCTTTGTAGAAGGCATAGAAACTTTTATGAAAGATGATAGTAGATTACATGTTAGATTAATACAACACAGAACCACAACTGGTAGGCTGGCTTCTGATTCTCCTAACTTACAGAACATGCCAAGAGGACAGACGTTCCCAATAAAGAAAGTATTTCATTCTCGTTGGGACAATGGAAAGATTATAGAAGCAGACTTCTCACAATTAGAATTTAGAGTGGCGGCTTTCCTGGGAAATGATGAAGTTGCAAAGCAGGAAATCGCCACTGGAGTTGATGTTCACAGTTACACTGCTAAAGTTATTACAGAATCTGGACAGAAAACTTCTAGACAAGAAGCAAAGGCACATACCTTTGCACCACTGTTCGGTGCTACAGGATTTGGTAGGACATCTGCAGAGGCAGCTTATTATAAACAGTTTACTGATAAATACTATGGTATTGCTTCTTGGCATAGTAAACTTGCTAATGAAGTTATGTCTACAGGAATGGTAACTACTGTTACTGGTAGGCAGTTTGCATTTCCTAATGCACAGCGCAGACAAAACGGAGGCATAACCCACTTTACTGCAGTGAAAAATTATCCAGTACAATCTTTGTCTACTGATATAGTACAAACTTTATTACTATTGGTGGAACAAAAGATGCGTAACGCTTGTCTAAAAAGCTTGATTGTTAACAGCGTTCATGATAGTGTAGTGATAGACTGCTTTCCATCAGAAGAACAGGAGGTTTTAGCTTGTGTTAAACAAGCAGAGAAATTTTTAGACAGTTGTTTACACTCTAGGTTTGGAATAGAATTTGATATTCCTCTTGAATTAGAATGTAAGATAGGAAAAAACTGGATGGAGATGCAAGATTATGGTTGACATTTTTAGTAAAATGGATATACTGGTGCAACTATTTTTTAACTAGAGAAAGGAAAAACTTATGGAAACAAATGTTATTACTATGGATACGGCTAATTATGATGTACTTGCAGAGACTATGGGTATACCCCAAGAAACTGCTGCTCCATCTTCTCGTTCAGATTCTATTTGTAGAATGAGGATATGGCATCGTGGAATAATGGGTACCGTTGAAAAGAATGGAAAGACCAGACAGATGGAGATAGTTCCCGGTGGAACCTATCGTCTTGATGATGGGTCAGGAGAGTTAAAGTACTGTGAAGAGCTTAACTTCCGCCCATTTCTTCAGAGGTATAGGTATAATCGTTGGATGCCTTATGCTACCCTTGATTCTTATGGTCGTAAAGGTAAGTACGTTAAGTCTGTTTTTACCCATGATTATAAAACATTTAACTCATCTGATATTATAGATGAGAATGGTGGCTTTAATTGTGGTCGTCCTTCTGGTTACATTAAAGAATGGAAGGAAGTGCCAGAGGAAACTCGTAAGTTAATTACTTCTGTTAAAAGAGTTCGGGCTATCTTTGGGACAGTTCAATTTGATTCTTATCTTAATGATAAGGGAGAGACTGTAGACACAGACGGCATTCCTGTACCAGTTATCTGGGAGATAGAAAACAATGATGCCTTTAAAATTATGGGAGGTGCGCTAGTTAAGTATCGGGAAGCTGGAAGGCTATTTCCACAGCATGATATATCTTTATCTACTGAAGGTGCGCCAATGAGTAATGGCAACATGCTATACCAGCCTGTTCCTACTGTTAATCTAACAAAAGAAATTAAGTTAGAACAACCGAAGGACAGTGAAACCCTGATGTATTTCCAAAACTGGGTAGATAATTATAACAAATATATAAAAGAATCCTATGACCAGAAAGCAAATCTGTCATCGTTCTCTGCAGAAGAAGCAAAGGTTATTGATTCTTTTGTTGATGTAGAATAAGGATAATACAATGGAAGTAGAACATCCTGTAGAATTTTTAGTACATACTTATCTTGACGATGTTCGTGAAGGTAAGGCTACTATGTCTGAAGAAAATATACAAGGTGTTGTAAAGCATGTGGAAGAAGCAGTACGTAGACAGTTTAATAAAAGAGAAACCAGAGGTTCTTTTCGTCTACGGGCAAGCAATATTGGTAGGGCTACTTGTCAACTTTGGTTTCAAAAGAATAAGCCTGAAGCTGCTACTCCACCTGCCTCTAATTTTTTATTACGTATGATGATCGGAGATATTACCGAAGCTGTCTTTAAGGGTGTTCTTAAAGAGGCAGGGGCTACGTTTGAAGAGCCAGAAAAAATAGAGACTGAGATTGGTAATGAAAAAATCTCAGGAGAATATGATCTGGTGCTTGATAATAAGGTAGATGATATTAAATCTGCCAGTCCTTGGAGCTATAAAAACAAATGGTTGGACGGTGATCATATAGAAAAGAATGATAGCTTTGGATATGTAGGACAGTTAGCTACGTATGCACAAGGTAAGGGTGTAGAACCGGGGGGATGGTGGGTCATAAATCATTCTTCCGGTGAATTTAAATATGTAAAGTATACAAGTGATACACCCACTGTCATTAAAAAATTAGAACACACCGTAAATAAACTAAAAGAAAATAAATTCCATAGATGTTACAAGCCTATTAAAGAAACTTTTTATGGAAAAGAAACTGGTAGTCATATACTTAACACAGAGTGTAGGTTCTGTAATTTTAAGTATGCTTGTTGGGGCGATGCCTTGAAAGCTGAAACATCTAGAGTAAGTAAAGCCAAGGTAAAGCCTACAGTATTTTATATAGATATAGAGAAAGGAGATAATATCAATGAGCAACAATGAAGAAGCAAATGTATTTGGAGACATGTCAATTGAAGACTTACAGGAAACTGTACAAGAAATGTCTGTTCAATTACGTGATGCTAAGGCAGCACTAAAAGAAAAAAGATTATCAGGAGTTCGCATTGCACTAGACGCAAGGCGAGAAGCTGATGTAGAGTTACAAGAGGAACTAAAAAAGCTGGGGTATACATATCGTACTAATACAATTTCTGATGTAGCCCATCCATTCTTTCGACGGTTCTAATTTTATTTTTACTCAACAGGGGAGGGGCATAGTTCCTCCCCTTTTATTTGGAGGATATTATACATGACAAAATACAAACCTTTCGATAGAAATTTATATGCTCTTGCAGATGAAAAAGGAAAGGGTGTAGTATCTTATTTACTAGAAAAGGAAGGACATAATATTACAAGTACAAAAGAAAATTATAAGTGTGATATTGTCACAGAAAAAGATGGTACTGTGTACAACTCAGAGGTAGAAATTAAATTTTCTTGGAAGGAAATCTGGCCTGATTCATGGGAGGAGATACGTATCCCATATAGGAAAAAGAAATTACTTGATAAAGAAAATCTTACCTTCTATGTACTAAGGGCTGACTGTAAACAAGCATGGAAAATAGACGCAGATGTTCTTAGAAATAAAGCTACGGTTAAAGAAGCAAGCAACAGGTATGTCAGAAAAGGGGAGAAGTTCTTTCACATTCCCGTGAAACATGCTTTGCTTATAGATATGGTTTGATGTATAATAAAAAAGGATATCGTAAAGCAAGACTGAAAGGGTTTCGTTCTGGCCTTGAACAGGTTGTAGCTACACAAATTACAAAAGAAAAACATACTCTACGTTATGAGACTACTAAAATACAATGGGTAGATTTTTCTATTCGATCTTATACTCCTGATTTTATTCTTGATAATGGTATAATATTAGAGGTAAAAGGATTTTGGTCTACAGCAGATAGAAGAAAACATATAGAGATTAAGAAACAACATGATACTTTGGACATAAGATTAGTCTTTGAGAATAGTAAAAGGAAAATAAGAAAGGGATCAAAGACTACTTATGCCGCTTGGTGTGAGAAGAAAGATATAGTATACTGTGACAGAGTAATTCCTCGCACTTGGCTACAAGAAAATTTAATCTATATGCCACCCAATATTATAACTGTTGAGAGGACAGAATATAATGATGTACATAAATGAATATGTAAAGGAAGATGATTTTATTATTATCATAAGACCAGTGAAACAAGATATGTCTGAAGAAGACAGCGAAGAATGGGGAGGAGAAGTACAGGTATCTATAGTAGCCAATGAAAAAGAATCTTCGTTAACCGAAGAAGAGTTTGGTAACATGATTATGCTCTGTAACTTTGCGGCAGCAGCTATTCCTGCTACAGAAGAGAACGTACTTATAAGAGAACTAATACAAAGTTATGTTGAAAAACATATGTTGTTGCCTATATCAGGAAAAATAAGAGAATTAAATATATTAACTTTAGAATCTGACACAGAAGGAAATGCATAATGGAAGACCAAGATATAGTATATGAAGATTTTTCTACACAAATGAGGAGGCCAAAGCCAGACCCTAAGTATTCTGCAGAATACAATACGGACAATGTTAATAGTCCTATTCACTACAATAAAAATAGTCATGGTATCGAATGTATACAGGCCATTCGTGCAGCCCTTACTGATGAAGAGTTTAGGGGGTACTGTAAAGGCAATGTATTAAAATATACCTGGAGAGAAAACTATAAAAATAAAGTAGAAGACCTGGAGAAAGCCTCTTGGTATTTGAATAAATTAATTGAGAGTATTAAAAAGTGAAATTAAAAGCACGAGTATCTATTGTTTTAGAAGTGGATGAGGATGAATTTCCTATGCCTGTTGATGGTGATCCTACAGAAGAGCTAGAAGATATGTTATCAGAAGTATTAGAACATCTTGATGGAACACAAGTTTTAAATTTAAGGGTAAAATGTACGGGAGGACGTATAGATGACTGACTTGATGAGTAACTATCAAACAATTATTGCCATGTCTCGTTATGCTAGGTGGATGGAAGGAGAATCTCGTAGAGAAATATGGGAGGAAACAGTAACAAGATTATTAGATTTCTATAAATCTTTCTTATTTAAAAATCATAAGTATTCTATGAAGAAGGAGATGTATACAGACTTATATACTTCTATAGTATCTATGCGGGTTATGCCCTCTATGAGGGCTATGATGACCGCTGGGCCAGCATTAGAGCGCAACCACATAGCGGCATACAACTGCAGCTACTTGCCTGTGGATAGCCCAAGAGCTTTTGATGAGTGTTTATATATTCTTATGCATGGTACTGGAGTTGGGTTCAGTGTAGAGAGGCAGTACATCTCCCAGCTTCCAAGAGTTCCAGATGAATTTGAGGACAGTGAAACTACTATTATAGTTCAAGATTCTAAAGAGGGTTGGCATAGAAGCTATAAAGAATTACTAAACTTATTATATGCTGGCATGGTTCCTAAGTGGGACATGACTAAGGTGCGTCCTGCCGGGGCCAAGTTAAAAACTTTTGGAGGTAGAGCCAGTGGTGCTGATCCTCTACATAATCTATTTGTATTCACAGTTAATACCTTTAAGAAGTCTGCTGGCCGAAGATTGTCCAGCATAGAGTGCCACGATATTATGTGTAAAATTGCTGATGTAGTTATAGTAGGAGGAGTACGTAGGTCTGCTTTAATTAGTCTATCTAATTTATCTGATGATCGTATGCGTCACTCCAAGTCTGGCTCATGGTGGGAAACAGAGCCACAAAGAGCACTATCAAATAACAGTGTATGCTATACTGAAAAGCCTGACATAGGTACATTCATGCGAGAGTGGGTTGCTCTATATGAAAGTAAGTCTGGTGAACGTGGTATCTTTAATAGAATATCAGCACAGACACAAGCTGCCAAGTATGAAAGACGGGATGCAGATGTAGACTACGGTACTAATCCTTGCAGTGAAATCATACTGCGCCCCAAACAATTCTGTAATCTTTCAGAGGTTGTGGTTCGTGAAGATGATACAGTAAAAACATTACATAGAAAGGTAGAGCTTGCTACTGTACTTGGAACAATACAATCCTGTTTCACAGATTTTAAAAGTATAAGTAAACAGTGGACTCGTAACACAGAAGAGGAGAGATTGCTTGGAGTATCATTGACAGGTATCATGGACAATAAACTATTGTCCAATAAAACTAAGGATGATTTACCTGTAGTTTTAAATGAGCTTAGATTGACAGCATTAAAAACAAATGAGAAGTGGGCTAAGATATTTAATATCGAACCCTCTGCTGCTATCACTTGTGTCAAGCCAAGCGGTACAGTCAGTCAGCTTGTCGATGCTGCCAGTGGCATTCATCCACGACACAATCCTTATTACATAAGAACAATAAGGGCAGACAAGAAAGACCCACTAACACAGTTCTTGATTGATCAAGGCTTTCCACATGAAGATGCAACAGAAAAACCAGACAGCCTGACTGTCCTATCCTTTCCGTTTCAATCTCCTAGTGGAGCAATAACCAGAAAAGAAATCTCTGCTATAGAACACTTGACTTTGTGGCAGATATATGCTAAGTATTGGTGTGAACACAAGCCCTCTATTACAGTGAGTGTAAAAGAAAAGGAGTGGTTGCAGGTAGCTAACTTTGTATACAATAACTTTGAGGATATGTCTGGTGTAAGTTTTCTTCCTATGTCAGAGCACTCGTACAGACAGGCCCCTTATCAGGACTGCAGTGAAAAAGAATACAAAGAACTGCTAAGTAAGATGCCAAAGGAAGTTGATTGGAAATTGTTTGATGACTATGAAAAAGAAGATTCAACTACAGGATCACAAGAACTTGCTTGCGTAGCAAATGTTTGTGAACTCGTTGACCTATGAGAAAGACTAGTACATTCACAGTAAAGAAAAGGATAACACGAAGGCATAAACCTAAGCATCTTAGACACAGAAAAAAGTTAGGACCAAAATCATCATGGAGAAACAAATGAAAAAAGATAGACAACCACCGCTTTCTATTCAAGTAGATAAAGGATACAAAGCTTTTCACCGGGGCAAGATTACAAACCCTTACAAGCAGGACACTGCATTCTATAAAGAATGGGAGCGGGGATTTAATAAAGCTTACTTTGAAAACCTGAAGAAACTACATGCGGCTTGAACAAGAAGCAAGGGAATGGATACAAAAAAAGAGGGGCGTCAAGCCCCCCTTTCCTATTAAGTATGATGTTAAATTAATTATTATACTGATACATTTTTATATATTATATTGTCTTATTTTGCTTTAGGTTTTTTATATTGTAAAGCCGTGAGATAATCTTCTGTGTCATTAATATTTTTTCCAGTAGCTTTTTTATATCTTTCTGCTGCGGCTCTTCTTTTTGTAGCATCCATAGCAGTAAATTCCCATCTAGCAACTTCATGAGCGTGACTAGGACTTCTTTCCGACACAGCAATTCTAGCATTTTCTTTTGCTCTTTGTTTTAATGGCCCTAGTGCGTCTTTAAATTCTTCTCTTCTAAGGTTTATTGATTTATTTCTATACCTAGAAGAGGTTATAAGAGGTTCTAATTCTCTCTTTGCTATAATACCCATTTGCCTTTTGTATTCTCTGTTCATGTCAGCATTTCCCCACCTACGTATGTAATCTTGTCTTGCTAACCCCAGTGAGAAAAGTTCTTTATCTATAAGGGGAGTACCCTTTCTATCCATGATAAGAGTAGTACCAGTTGTTTGTCTTCTAAAGGGAAGAAATCTAGTTCTTCCTTCTCTTATAGTAGGAAAGGTTAGTTCAATTTGATCTCCCCTACCAGCCTGTAAAAGATCAGAGTCCTTGTATTCTCCTGTTATTCCAAAAAATTTCTCTGTGTTTCTCATAGCTTCCGTATTAGGGAAGGTGCGTAGTAGTTGATTAAAAAAGTACCGACCTAAATCTACTCTATCCGTATCCATAATTTTTCTGCCTTCAGGATCAAAGGAAGCTTGTAAGTCTCTGAACATTCCTACAGGAATGGTAAAAGTATTAAGATAGTTTGCAGCAAAACCCGTAGCAATTTTTTCAGCAGCATCACTACCTTTAGTAGTCTCGTCTGATCCTAAATCTGCCGCCCACATAGCCACGTCTTGTATCAGTCTATCTGTTATATATAATCCTGTTCCGACACGGCTCTGTATTCCAGAAAAGGCTTTAAAAGCCTCTCTTAAATTTACTTTATTTAAATTGGTTCGTACATCTTCTTTAGTTTTAATAAGAGGAATAGAATATTTATTAGTTCCTTCTGACATTCTATATATTAGATCAGCCGCAAACATGAAAGGAGCAAAGGGACCAAGCAATGCTGTTATATCGTGAGTTTTTCCTTGATCGTCTACATAATGATTCCAGGCTACTTCTGGTCCTTGAGTAAGTTTAATCTGGTAGGCTGTTCCAAGCATTGACATACCAGTTACCTGTTGAGCAAGTCTTTTCTGTAGCTCTCCTCTTCCTAATTTTTTACCGGGTGTAGCAGCTTTTAATAAAGGAGATATCATTCCTATTATAGGCATGTGTCTATATATAAATTCAGTTTGGTTAGCTAAGTATCTTGGAAAAGGAATAACAGAGGTCCATAAAGGAGCTAAGTTAGAGTGGGCTATAGTGTTTATAAATTTTCCAGCAAAACTATCTGGAGAATAAGATTTTTGATATACTAGATGTAGCGTTTCAGCTATAGCTTCTTCATGTGCTTCATGGTTATCTAAAAGAAGTTCTTTTAACTTTCCTTTTCTAATAACCTCATTTAATTCGGCTGTTCCCCCAGCTATTTTTCTTATTTCAGCTAATAGAACAGTCTTTTTTACTGCATTGTCTACAAAAGTATTAAGAACATTTACTGCTCTTCCTGCTTTGGCTAAAGAACTTTCTGGGTTCACGCTAGTTGCAGTGTCCATTGCTGCCCTAAAGAGACGTTGAGCACCTTTTTCTCCTACAGCTTCTGTGTATACTTCTGCAAAAATATCTGCAGAAGCTTTATCAAATAAATCAAAAGGAATTTTAGCTGCAGAAGCCAGACGTTTTCTAATAGTGCTATTCTCTGTCCCGGTTAAAACATATTCTATCATATGTAAAGGTAATCGTAGCCCAACATTCTCCATATTTCTTATGGTTGTAGTAAATTGAGAAGTCATTAATCGTAAACGAAATTTATTAGCTTCCTGCATCCATGCATTGGCACGTTTACCCATGCTACCAATTCGTGTTAAATACTCTACCTCTTCTACACTGGTAGGACTCATAGAGTGTAAAGTTTTTTGTAAAGAGTCACGCCTGTCTTTAGCAGCTTTTCTAGCCTCTATTCCACTATAAGTAGCATAATGTTTTACTGTACGCATACTCCGCAAAGTACGGGCTGCTTCAGAAACCTCTGCCATAAACAGGTGAGATAAATCTTCCATATTTAAATTATATTTAAGAGCAATTTTTCTAAGCTCTATAGTATCAAGTGTTCCATCCGCAATAGCTGATGACACTCGTTCAGTTATTCGTGCTAAAGGATCACCTGAATTAAAACCAACTCGTTCTGCAATTTCTACTGCTGCTGCTTTTATTCCATCTACAGTTTCCCTTGAAAGACCTGCAACAAGTTCCTCTCCATCTGGGCCAAGTTCTTTTTTAATAAGTATACCTGCCTCTACTTTGGCAGCATCCAATGCTCTTAGTTGTTTGTCTGCCCAATTTATGGTACGCTTATCTTTAGGCTTTGGAGAAGACAGAACTTTTTTTGTTTGCTCTATAGCTTCTTCTCGTGATCTTGCTAGAGCAGTGTCTCCCTCTTCCGCTACCTTGGCAAACTTTCTTCCTTTTCTCATTGCTGCAAAAGCAATGGGAAGTCCTTCCAGTGTTCCACCCGCTACTCCTAACGGAACACCTACAGCAGCCCTTTTTATAGCTTCTCCTTCAGGTGCTCTACCTATTACCTCTTCAAATTTTCCTTCCCATGCTCCATGAAGACCACCAGCAGCCCCTTCTACTACCATAGCAGGGGCAGCAGCCCTTAGAAGACTTCTGAAGCCAATGCCCATAGCTTGGACTCTAGTTAGCTGTGCAGCAGGTGCATCAACCATTGCTTTAGCTGCAGCTAATCCTCTTTTCCCTAGGCCCCCTCTTGTTTTTAAAAAAGCAGTATATCCTCCGCTTGCTAAAAGAGATATCCATGTAGAAGGAGACTGTCCCAAGCCTTCTAGATAATCTAGTCCCGCTTGCATTCCTCTTTCGGATAGAAATCCTTTTCCTTCAAAACTTTCTATGCGATCAAACACATGAGATAAATTACGTAATCTTGTTTTAGTTTTGTTATCGGAATCTTGTGCGTACTGTAGGTCACCCATGATTTGTTTTTCATCTACAGAAGATTTGCGCCAGTGCTCAAGGTAAGCATCGAAAGCTTCCTCATGTGTAGCATGAAACTCATTATTTCTACCAGCATTAAAACTATATAAATCATTTATAAAATCTTGATCACTTAATAAATAACCACGATTCATTTTTTCATCTGGAAGAGATGCATAATCAGCCATTATTTTTCACCTTCACCATTATGAGAAACATCTTTTATCTGTTCGTTTAATTCCGCTATTCTTTCTGCTCTGGTGCGCCGCCATTCAGGTAGGTCTGCCTTGGCTTCAGTTAACAAGGCAGTGTATGCAGTCATCTGATTAATCTCTAGAGTACGTACTCTATCAATCAATCTAATTATCATAGTCTGTTGAGCACCTAAAGATTTATGAATATCGTCTTGCTTGTCTGCAATATCTTTCTTTAAATCTTTTAATACAAAAGCCATCAGTTTCCATAAAGCTACTCCCCCAGCTAGGGCAACAGCTAGGGGAATACCTAATGTCTCGACAAGTTTGATAATAGAATTTACTGGCATTATTTTATATCATATTTTTTTAAAGTATTCTTTTAGTTTATCTAGTTCGCCTGATTGTATGGCTTTATTTATAGAATGAGGAAGACCAAAGAACTCTTTTCCTAGAAAATCACTGTCCATAATATCAGCAACATTAGGACTTTGCCCTTTAGAAAAAACTTTCTGACCTCCTTTAATTGGCATGTAAGCTATTTTAAGTTTACCAGCAGCTATAATATTTGGTAGTGCCGTTTCTATAGCCTTCTTAATTTCCAACTTTTCAGGTACAGTTGGTTTATTTAGTATTTTTACACTGGCTATTTTTTGTATTACTGAAAATCCTGGTCTTTTAGAGGGAGTTACTACCTTCGGTGGTGCCGGTATCGGTGTTTGTGAAGTTAATCTATTTAACCTATTTACAGTCACAGTTTTAGTAGCGTTATATATATCCGTCCCTTTATCTCGTCTAGAATATACGGCAGTGGGAATGCCGCCCGTTCCTGGCAATGTTAAACGATTATAAAATGCTGTTCCTTTTCCATCTCCTACTTGAGAATCCAATATTGCTGCAGATATATATATCTGATCTACTAATACAGCTTCATCCCAAGTATTTTTTAGAAGGATTCCGTAATCAACATCACGAGTTTGTCCATCATGTATAAGACTTGCCATACTTGAAACAGCATGTTGTGCTACCCGTTTAAGAAGTTCAGTTTTTTTTCCTCCTTTCCAATCAAAAGTAATTCCTCCTGTTTTAGCGTCCTCTATAACCGTTGCTCCCATAGTATCAGCAATAGTTTTAGCTGTTTGAGATAGCATACCTCTAAAATTAGTACCAATTTGTCTCTGATTTGCAGTTGCTTTACCCTTTTCTGCTAATGCTCGTGCTTTACTATACAAGCCAGCCTGCATGTCCTTTTCCATACTCACTAATTTTCCTGCTACATCTAAGCCTACATCTGTAAACTCTTGGCCCAGAGCATTAACATTTAATGTCATGTTTAATGCATTTGCTATTTGTTTTTCTTTCTTTACGGCATTTTCAGCTTGCATTCTTGTTATTGGGTCTAGGGGTTTTGACAAAAGACCAGGAGCAAGAGCTTCTTGTATATCTCTAGTTCCCTCAATGTCTGAAGCCACTGTAGAAATATCGTCACCACTAAATGCAGCAAGTTGTGCATACACACTATCCTTTAACATTTCAGGACTTCTAGCACCTAATGATTTAGCTATATTTTTTTGTAGATCAGAAGACTTATCAGATATATAAGGTAATATATTTCCTACAATACGTTGTTTAAAGAAGTCGTCAAAGCTAGTATACGTTTCAGCGGGGGGTTCATAATCGTCAGGTATCATTTTTAGCTCTTTAAATTTTTTTAAGTTATTTATTCTTTGACCTGTTTTTTGTTCCCACGATGTCATATCATCAACGAATGCTTTTGCTCTCTCTTCTCCTGCTCCTAATATATTGTATTTTAAATTTTTATTTTCATCTGGAATAAATCTTGACAAGGCAGCATCAAGTTCCCTAAGTCTGCGCTTTTTTAGTTTTCTTTCTTTTCTTTCACTAATTAATTCTGGCAAAAATATACCAAGCATTTGAGCTTGCCTTTGTTTTTCAGCAAGTCTGTCTTGAGTATATTCAGTAGTAAGTTGTTTTGTGGCACCACCAAGCGCACCTAGAAAACTAAATCCCATTACTCTTCTCCTTGTTCAGTAATAGATGGTCTTGCCATTAAGCCTGTTTGAATTTCTTCAAGTCCTTCTTCAGCAATTTCTATAAGTTCATCTGGCTCATCTTCCATTTCTTCTTCTTCTTCTGATTCTTTTATGGCAGCATGAACCAATGTCCCATCTTCTCCTGAAGCCTCTTCTAATCCTGTTCTATGTTCAACGCCTACAACATCAGCTAGTCCTGTTATAAAATGAAATAGAGCAGGAGCAATTATTATTCCTACATCAAGAGTATGTAGTCCCTCCATTACTCCCGCTACAATAATAGAGTCTACGAGAGCAGTTACAGGGAATCCTCTTTCTAAAACATCAAACAGCTTATGTACTTTGTTTTTAAAAGAAAGTTCTTTTATATAAAAATTTAATGCATCAGCAGAGTCAGGATACTTTGCTGGTTTTTCCCAAGGTCTATTTCCAGGCTCTGTCGTAAGAGACATGCCTGGAGTGGGAGCAAGAAATCTGGCAGTATCAAAATTAGGCACTAGCTTGTTCTCCTTCATCCATTGGAATATGTGCTTGCCTTCTTAAATCTTGTAACATTTTATTTACCGTTTGTAAGTGTGCTAATTGTGGAGTATCTGGACCTTTGGGTTCTGGCATAGGAGACTTAGCTTTGGGACTACCTATACCTCTTTTTACTTCCCGTTCTTCGATGTCTTCTGTTATCTCTTCCCAAAATTCTTTGGTGGTAAGACCTACTGCTTGCGCTGTTCGGCTTCGTGTATTTTTTATTGTGCGTTCTAAATGAGCTATAGTAGCTGCATCTAGTCCCGAAGTCATAAGAGCTATTTCATCTAGGGCTGCAGAACTTGGTGTGGGTTCTTGTACAGCAGCAAGTTCTTCTAAACGAGCTTTAACCATTTCATCAAGCACTTTATTGGTAAGTCCAATTTCCATTATCTATTTTTATCCTCCTTTATGCTGTTCCGAACAAGCCTTTCACAACACCTGTCAATGAATCTTTAAATACGCTACCTATAAAACCACCAATACTTCTAGAGTCTTCTCTATCTGCTTTGAAGTCTGCTAAATCTCTGGAAGAATTATTATTAAGTGTGGCAATCTGTAAAGTAGAAATCCTATCAAGTTCACTTTCTCCTGCTGAGAAGGCCAATTCTAAAACATCTCTATACTCTTGCCATAAATTATCATAGGCAACATTACTTATATTAAGTAGGTTCTGAGCATTAAGTTGATTTTGAAAATTTAAGGCAGCAGTATCTGCAGTCGCAATTTCTCTGCGCCATACAGCATTACTCTGTTCAATAGCAAGTTGATTACGTGCATTAAACTGTTCTCTTTGATTTACAATTTCTGAATTAAATCTCTGTAAAGCATTTACTTCTCCAGCATTAAACTGGTTCATGGCATTTGATTGTGCTGTATTATTTTGACCAATACTAGAAATTAGATTATCATAAAATTGATCCGATTGTTGTGTGCTTCTAGCATTAATTTGACGGGCAGTATTCTCTGCCGCTGCATCTGTTAGCAATGCTTGTGTCTGCTGTTGTGAGTTAATAACTGCAGCCTGTTGATTATTATTTAAATTTTGTGTATCTAACTGCAAAAAATTCTGGGCATTCTGTACAGCAGCCTGTTGCCTATTATTTAAATTAGATATATCTAACTGCGATAAAGCAGCAGCTTCTGCCATGACTAGAGCCTGTGAATTTGATAAGTTTTGTAAGTCCACAGTTTGTGTAAGCCTAGCATTTTCCAATGCAATCTGTTGATTAGAAGTAAAGTTACGATTAGCTATATCAGATACCGTAGCTGCATTCCTTACACGAGTTTGAAATGCTTGATCAAATTCCTGTTGCATAAACTGTGCTCTGTATTGAGCACGAGCCATAGCTGCCTGTTGACGATTACTTAAATTTTGTGCTTCAAAGGTAGCTACAGTACGGGCATCTAATTGTGCTATGGGTAGAGATTGTTCAATGGCAGCATCAAGGATAGCTTGACCGGCTATGCTACTGGCACCAAGTCCTCTTGCTGCCATAACTTGTTCTGCCGCACGAACTGCTCCTCTTGCCCAAGGAGGAACTGCCCCTTGTTCAAACTGTTCTTGTAGTAAAGCCAGTTGTCCTTGAACAGTAGCTTCTGTAGTAGGAGCCGCTACAGCAGCTTGGGCTGCAGGTTCAATAAATTCAGCAGCTTGTACTGCCTGTGCTGTAGGAGCAGCTACTACCTCTCCAGCTTGTACTGCCCTAGCAGTAGGAGGTTGTACCTGTGCAGCCTGTGCTTGTTGTACTGCTTGTAAGTTTGCAACATTAGTTAATGCCTGTTGCTGTGCCTCAACAGTTTGTGAGGGAGCTTGTATTTGTGCAGCTTGAACAGCTACATCTCTTACGTCTGGTGTAGCAGCAGCAGCAGTAACTTGTGGTGCAGTAGCAGCAGTAGGAGCTACTGTTTGTGCAGCTTGAACTTGAGTAGCAGCAGGAATAGTAACATCTGTAGTTACTTGTCCTGCTGCAGGAGTAATGGTTTGTGCCCCCTCAAAAGGAGTAGCGACTGCTTCAAAGGCTGCTCCTTCAACTAAACTAGGAACCTGTACTCTTTGTGCAGAAAGGTCTGCAATTCCTGGCACGACAATACCCCCGGTTTGAAACCTACGTATAGTTTCATCTCCGTTTCGTACATCTGCATTCTGTTGAGCAAAATAACGAGAGGCTACATCAGGATTTTGTTCAAGAAAACTACCAAAGTTAGCTAAGTCTTCACCAGGATACCCATAGCTTTTTGCCATTTCTCTTAACTTATCTTGGTTATAACCAGTAAATACATTGTCTGGTACTTTAGCCATCATAATTTTTACTTCCTTTTAGTTAGTATACAAGGTTTTCACTATCTTTTTTTACTTCTTTCAACTTTTGCAATTCTTTATTTAAAGCAAAATTACTAGACATTACTTCTGCAAGTTTATTTAGTGCAGTATTACGCTGATCCATAAGAGCATTAATGTACGCTTGAAGTTCTATGTCTTGCATACTACTTCTTCTCTTTATCAGATTTAGGTTTTCTATTCTCTGGCTTTAGATATTTATCTCCTACAATGAAACCGTGAAAGTTATCTCGTAGGAATGTATGTACTGTCTCTGTAGGAATAGACCAACCCATATGAGTTACCGCTTGAAACCCAGCCGCTGATACTCTGGAAGGTACACCAATCATCTCATACTTCTTACGTATATCAGAGTAAGCAAACAATGCACCACCACTATTACCAAAGATAATAGGAGCAGTTGCTAGTTGATATCTATAGCCATTAATAACCTGTTCAGCAAAAGCCATTTCTCCTGAAGTCATGGAAGGTGGAAACCCTAATCCTGCCCCTACTGCCCATACAGTCTGGCCTAGTTTAGGTGACTCTTTCTCTGGCAGCATATAGGCAATGCGTACTACACCACGCTCTGTATCTCGTAGTTTAAGTAGAGCTAAATCTCTTTGCTCATCATGTGCTACGATATCTGCTATACGACCACGAGTACCTACTGAACGAGAACAACGTACATAGTCAAACCAGAATGCAGTTACAGGCTCCCTAGTTTCCCGTTTAACCTTCTTACCTTTCATACCGTCCCATACTTCTCTTATGGTAATCTGATCACCAATTACATGGTAGTTGGTTAGGATATATGATTCCCACTTACCTTCATGTTGTTTTGAATATAGAACTGTACCAGAACCTGCAGTATTAATGCGTACTGCTGTATCCAACATCTCTTCATGTTGTGGTCCACAGGTTGCTGCTATAGCTTTTGTAGAGTCACATTGTAAAAGCATTCCTGACAATGCTATTACACTGAAGAATGAGAAAAAAGTCTTTCGTAGTTTTGGGAAATTATAAAATTTCTTTTTCATGTTATGCTCTCTTATGTTCAGTTCTCCAAGTGCGATTTATGTCTACTACTTGTTCCATTATGGTTTAGGATTATTTACAATTCTTATTCAGAATGTTGTAGCAGTTTCAAGATGTGCAGAGTATGCAGCTTTTATTTCATCTGTCCAAGCAGCGTTGGCTATCGCCTGTACATCAGCAGGTTGACCAGATATATCATCTGCTGGTGTTAAAATATAACGATGCCATTGGCCGTGCGCTTTCACTTCATCTGTTGCATCATCAACAATTTGCTTATCTTCACGAACTTGAACAAATTTATAAGTGCCAACAATTTCAATTTTATCTACTATTGTTTTCTCAATTAAGGCCATTTTTTTCTCCTATTTAGGCTGCTTCATATGTAACATTTATCGCAAGATCACCATCAGCGGTCCATTCACTCATCTGCATCAAAGAAGTTCCTGTAGAAACATCCCAGACATATAAAGGGATAATACTACCACCATTAGTGACCCTGCCAGAAACATGATGACCAGCAGTAATATTTAGACCTACTGCATATCCTGCATAAGCCTCCGCAGAATTTGAGGCATGGGCCGTAAACGGAAGACCGGCAATATGAATATTTCCGCTATTAGATGCAATACCAGTAGTTATAAGCCTAATTGATATATAAACATTATCTCCAGTTTTAATATATCGTCCAAGTTGTGCGCTATAACTAATTGATCCGCTGACAGATGCTGCAACTAAAGTTGGTGTAAACGTACCCTCTTCATAATCATCTAAAGTATTTGAATCAGTATTAGTTGTAACGCCTAAGCAAATACCTTTACCAGCAGTACCAAATATAAGATCACCAGCAGATACTTCTATATCTGTACTACCAGTAGCTACATTCAGGACGGTAGTATCAGCATCATTCTTAATTGTGATATCGTCAGTGCTGCCCTGTCCGGTTAATATCAATCCTTCCCCTGCTGTGTATCCTATAGCTGCATTGTCTCCAGCAGATGTATCACCAGCAGGTTCAACTGTTCCTGTAGCAGTAACATTCCCAGTTACGGCCATTGCAGAAGCTTCAACATAAGTTTTTATTCTTGAAGCTGCTGTTTTCCTAAGTGTACCGCCAGCACCATCGTCTACTAAAAGTAAATCAGCATCAGCAATTGCTGCACCTATATCCGTATGTCCTGTGAGAATAGCAGTATCTAATTT